GCGCTCAAGGTTCGCTTCGGTGATGCGGAAGATCTCGCGCGGGTCCATGGGGTAGTAGTTCGAGCGGCCGTCGTTGAGGACGCCGCCCTGATCGGCTCCGCGTAGGCTGTCCCGTCGCGACCGCGGCCGCCCGACCCCGAGAGGATACTGCGTGTAGTTCGTGCCGAAGCTGAGGCGCTTGCGCATGTAGCGGACGTAGGGCGCGTTAATGCCGGTCTGCGAGCCACCCGTCAACTGCCGCCGCAGCTTCCCCGTCAGCTCCATGATCTTGCGGCCGGGGTAGTTGATGGCCTTCCACTGCGCGTAGCTCGGGAAGTACGTCGTCGTGAAGGACCGGCCCCCGCCCAGCCGGAACGTCCGCGTCAGCTTGCCATGAAAGCGAATCGGGCGCCGCGAGTTCTCTTTCCAGCGCGGCTCACCGTCCACGGCCCCCTCCGCATCGAAGACCTCCACCATGTTCTGCTGCAGCACCGCCAGCATCCGCGGCATCACCGGCCGGAAGTCCCGCGCGCGCCGCTGGCAATCGCGCAGGTACGCCCGCAGGGCCAGCCGCGCCCACGTCGCGGGGTTCCGGCTGATCGTGTTGATGCTGTAGTGGGGCACGGTCTACCACGTCTCCTGCTCGGTGGCCTGCGCTTCGACAGTCGGCAAGCCAAGGAAGCTCGGGATCGTCACCACGGGGTTCGTCGGCGTCTCCGCATCCGGGGCCTTGTGGGCCTCTTTCATCATCTGCGCCATGATCTTGTCGGCCCGCGACTCCAGGTAGTCGTCATACCACTTGGTACGCTCGTCACGTTCCACCTGGTTGCGGCTCTTGAGCAGCAGCGCCGCGGCCCGCATCGCGCAGATGTCCTTCGCCTGCGCATACAGCTCCGGGCTGACATCCCTGTCAATCGGGACCTTCACGTACCCGCGGACATCGTTCTCGAACTCCTTCTCCGCCAGCCCCTCGAAGGTCTGCAGCACCTTCGGGTCCGTCGGGCCCACGTCGAAGGTCTCGCCGGGGTTGAGGACCGCCGCCTGGTCCAGCCAGTACTTCACATCCTGCCACTCGGCATAGGCCACGGGCGGCTACTCCTCTCCGAGTTCATCGTCCTCGGCCGTCTCCGGCAACGCCGCCGTCGGTTCCACGGCTGGCGGCTCTTCCTGTGCCGCCGGGCGCCGCCGCTGCGTGTCCGCCTGCGGCTCCAGGATGCTCAGGTCCGGCGGCTCGACATTCCGGCCACCCTTGGGCACCGGCTCCCGGTTCAGCACGTCCGGGGTCCGCCGCACGTGTTCCGCCTGATACGCCGACAGCATGGCCGCGAGGTTGAGCGGCTTCTCCGTCAGCGCCGCGCAACTCTTCAGCTTGCGCACGTAGGCCAGCAGCTTGTTGAAAAAGTCGATCGCGTGCTGCGTGGCCTCGCGCTTGAACGCCTGGCGCGTGTACGACAACTTCTCCTCGCTCCGGTCGCGGTGGCTCTCGGCCCAGTGGATCAGCTCTTCCTTCGTGTGTAGCTTCACCAGGTGAGGCTGACCCCGCAGGCCACCAACCATGTCCTCCCAGAACGCGATGAACGGCCGCTTGTCCTCGGCCTTCTCGTCAACCTGCTCTTGCACTTGCTTGTTCCGCACATCCGCCAGCGTCGTCATGTTTCTGCTCCGTGTCGTTAGAGTTTGGCTACGCCAGTCAGCGACACCACGGCGGTTCCGGCGCCTGCGCCGGCCATGGTGATGCGGACATAGGGCGCCTCGGCTGCGAGCTGCATGATCGCCTTGCGAACCGTCGTCGCGCTCGCGGCGACGGTCACGCTGGCGACCAGTGTGTCCTTGGAAGCGCCGGTGAGATCAACCACCGGCACGGTGAACCACGTATCGTTGTCCTCCGACACCTCGGCGGAGAAGACGACCGCGGCGTTGGCCTGGCCCACAATCTCAGCCAAGAGCGTGAACCGCTCATAGCCGACGATGTGGCCCAGGCCAACTACGGTACTGGCGCCGCCGACGGCGGCGACTGCTTGGTCAAGGGACTGTTGGATGTCGAATGGTTCCATGACTCAGGCCCCTTCTTAGGTGGCGATGTCCAGGATGCCACTCGGCGCCGTGTAGGCGTCGCCATCCACGGAGCCATCCAGCTGCACAGCCACGCCCTGCCCCGGGCTCTGGATCGTCGGCGCACCGTAGCGCGTCGCCGTGCCCCACCACTTGTACTGGCTGTTGGGGATCGGGACTTCCTGGGTGAAGAGCAGGTCAACGGTCTCGGGCAGGTTTTCCGGCTTCCAGACCATCGGCTTTTCCTCGCCCAGGGCCATGTAGAGCGCGTAGCCGATGGGCACCCAGTCGGTCAGCAGCGTCGGCACGCCGGACAGCGGCATCCCGGGCTGGAAGCCGTACTTGATGAGCGCCCCGATGAACGGCATGGTCTGGTAGTAGTTCGTGGCCGAGATGGTCCCGAACTCCTGCTCGAAGAGCGTGCCTGTCGCGCTGTTGACGAAGCACACCACGCTACCGCCGGCGTAGCCGTGGTGGGCGATATGCCACTTGGCGAAGGACGACACTTCGGGCGTCAGGTTGCCGCTGTTGGCGAACACCACGTAGTGATTGTGGGACGAGGTGAACGTGTTGGCGCCGACCGGCGGGGGCGTCAGGTCCTTGTCGTAGAAGCCGGCCGGCGTCAGGGCCGTGCCGATGATGAACTGCTCGCACCAGATCTGGTCCGCCACGAGCGGCGCCATGGTCTGCTGCTGCAGCTTCGCGGCACTCATCCCATGGTAGAAAGCGTCCTGCGTCACCGCAGTGCCAGCCTGGAACTTGCGCGGCGGGTTGATGTCCAGCATGTAGCGCGGCGTGTGCTGCGGGTTGGGCGCGGCCATGTCGCGGCCGACTTCCTGCATTCGCACGCCGGAGGTCGCTACCTCGATCTGCGAGTCGAACGTGATCTCACAGAACATCTGCAGAAACTGCCGCGTCCAGGCCTTCCGCAGTTCAATGGACTCCTTGAACTTGATGATCTGCGGGTAGTCTGGCACGTAGTCGGACGTGAACGCCCCGTAGTTCGGCGCGACGCCGTAACTCGTGACATCCATCGGGGGCACCACTGCATCGGGCATGATCTTCCTCCTTCAAAGGCTGCCGAGTTGACGGCTGCTACGAGTTGGTCACGTGGGCGTCAGCCACGCTGAGGTCCGGGTCGAAGTAGATCTCGTCGTCGGCCACGTAGGACCGGCCAACGAGCTGTTCTGTGTCGCCGGCGGTGTTGCCGAAGGCGCCGGGCGTGTTGCTCAGGTAGACCTTGCCTGGTGCCGTCAGCCCGGTCAGGCTGCGGATCGTCCCGCGGTTGACGAACGTGCCCATGTCGCCATTGGCAAGGCGGCGCGTTGCGACACCGACACAGGGCAACTGCTCACTGCCGCTGGCCGCGCAGGCCAGCACCATGTGGCCCGCCGTGTTGATGGCGATGGCCTGGCCCTTCTCGATGGCGAAGGCCTCGCCAGTGCCGCCCGCACCGTCGTCGGTCTGGTCGTCGGCCTCGCCCACTTCCGCCGAGAAGACATTGTTGTCATCCGTGTAAGCCATGTCTGCGAACTCCTCTCCGGGCCCGTGGCCCGCGGTCGTTGGGTTAGCCCGGCAGCCCGGCGGTGGCAAGCGCCAGCTTGCGCCGCGCAGCACTGAAGGTCAGGCCGGCTTGCATGTGCCCGAGAATGGCGGAGTGGTCTTCGGTGCCGGGAATGACTTCGCCGGCCGCCACGGCCGCCGCCAGCTTCTGCTCTTCGGTCATCCCGGCGATGTCGGCCGGCACGGAAGCCGCGACGTGCAGCGCCGGCTTGTCGGCGCCGGGGGCAGGCACGGTCGGCAAGCTGCCGTTGTTGGCCTGCACCAGCGTCCAGTAGGCGTTCGCGTTCTCCGCATTGGCGGGGTCCACCTTGAAGGCAGCCGCCACCTGGATTGCCTCGGGAGCGATGGCCCGCAGGTCCGTCTGAACTGTCCCGTCAGGCAGCTTCGTCCCTACTGGGATGCGCACGGACTCGAACTCGCGCATCGCCGCATCCAGCCGCGCCTGAGCCTTGGTCGCCTCAGACTCGGCCAGCAGCACCTCGACCTGCTTCTGCAACTTGTCGTAGTCGCCGGCCTTCTCGGTCAGCTCGGTGATCTGCGCCAGGAGACCAGCCTTCTCGGTCTCCGCGGCTGCCAACACCTCGGCCTGCTCCTGCTCCCAGGTGGCCTTAGCCGCCGCGATGGCTGCGTCAATCTGCGCCTGAATGTCTTCGGGCATGGTCGCCATCTCTCCTTCGTTCGGAGTATCGGTAGCGGCTGAAGCCGCCGTTGCTTCCTCGGGTTCGGCTTGCGCCACAGAGGGCGGCTGAGCCGACGCCAACACCATCTGCGGCTGCCCCGTGAACTGCGGGCTATCCGTCAGGGCCCCACTCAGCAGCGCGTTGCCCACGCCCCACACCGGGTCTACGCCCTCGCCCACAACGAACCGCGGGCTTACGAATGGCAACGCCTCCACGATCTCGGGCTTGAGGCCCAGCGGCGTCGGATGGTACATACCCCACAGGCCGTCCGCGTCCAGCTCAATGTCTCTGATCCAACCGAAGGCCCCCGCCTCGTTGCGCGTGTGATCGGCCAGTTCATTGACCGGCGCGCCCGTCTGGGGGTTGTTGGGATGCCCCTCCTGGAAGTGCCGCAGCATCTCCTCCAGATACTCGCGCTTGATGTCCACCGGCGCGACCTTGTACTGGCCGGGATGCTCGGGATCTGGGACTTGCAGGTAGAAAGTGCCGAGGGGCACGAGGGGGATGCGCGTGGGAGAACCGTCACGACTCAGACGAACCTGGCTGAAGGAGCCGATGATCTGGCCCTGTTCGTTGCGTCGAAGCCATGCCTGCGGGTAGGCCACCGGTCACTCCAAACGAAGAGGCGCAAGCACCTCGGGTGAGGCCCTTGCGCCATCAGGGCGACCAGCGCGTTGCTCGTGGCTTGCGCCTCGCTTGCTTGCTACCGCGGGAGGGGCCTGCTTTGAGCAGCACCCCTCCCGTTCCGCAAAGGAGGCGCATCAGGGCGAAGAAGCGGCGCTGTGAGCTTCATTGTGCGTGCCCCCCTCCGGCCAGAGAGTGAACACGCCTATCGCCTTGGCAGTTAGTCTAGGCACGACTGTACAAGTTTGTCAAGGCCCATGCCGAAATGTCGGGTAGATATTTACTGCTGCCGTGCCCCGCCGCCTGCTGCCCCGGGCGTCTCCGCCAGAGGCAGTTGCAGGTTCCCGCCTGCGTTCGCACCCTGCTCCGGCGTCGCCACAACAGGGGCCACCGAGGGCGGCGCTTCCGGCCCCACCGAGGCCCCCGGGCGCACCCCCATCGTCTCCTGCCACTCGGCCGCCAGGTCCGGGGGAACCCCGCCCGGCTGGTCCTTGTACCAGACCTTCAGCGCCCGCGTGTACCGCTCCAGATCCCGCACCGCCACCTTGCCGTGCTCCAGCGACGGCAGCCGCTTCGCCGTCGAGCCGTTCATGCGCGCGAAGTCCGGGATGGCCTCGGCATTGAACCGATGGCAGAGCCAGTCGGCGATGCCCTCCAGGATGCACTCCCCGAACCAGGCGCCACCCTCCCGGGAAAGCGCGTTGCTTCCCGATGAGCCGCCCTGCGAGAGCACCACGAAGCCCGTGCCGAACACATCGTGGATCGCCTCGGTCTGCCGCTGGATGTGACTCTCGAACGGCACGGAGGCGTCTCCCAAGTCGAAGGTCTTCAGTTCCCAGCCATACGGGATATACCCGCCGCTGTCCTGCGCTGTCGCGAGCCGCCGCATGAACGCCACCACGGCGTCGGCTTGGTCCTGGACGATTTCCTCGCCCTCCGGCGCCACGGCATAGGGCACGCCGCACGCCTGCCGCTTGATGCGCACGCCGGCGTACCGCTGGTAGTCGTCCTTCTGGCAGTACGCCCGGTAGGCCCTGCGCAGTCCGCCGAGGCCCTCGGGGTCCCCGCCGTCGTCACACCACGACCACAGCAGGATCTCGTCGCGAGCGTAGTAGACGTATCGGGGCTCCATGGTGCGCGGGTCCATGCCATAGGCCACGAGGCCAATCGCATGACCCTCGCTGTCGAAGTCCCACTGCCAGACCGTGCTCGGCAGACGCGGCGCCAGCTCATGCCAGCCCGTGAACGACTTGCCGCCGGTCTCCATGAGGCCGGTCTTCTGGTACTGCCAGGCGAAGCCCTCGAAGAACGCCAGCGAAGCCTCTCGGATCACAGAAGAGAAGGGCCGCGGCGGGATGTTGCTGCCGGTCTGGTACTGGCCGAGGCCGTCGTGGATGTTCCACTCCAGCAACTCGGCGAGTTCCTCGTCGTCCCCGGGGAGTACGTGGAAATCCGTCATCGAGAGCGGAAGGGTGATGAGCAACTCGGAAATGCCGACGGCCGGCTCACTGCGGCGCATCTCCTTGAACTTGGTCATCCGCGATTGGATGTCGGAGAGTTCGGAGTTGTATTCCTCGGTGACGCGGCCCACGCTGACGCCGAGGCCGGTGTTGCCGGCGGCGGAGGACTCGGCCGGGATGAGCATGGGGTTTGGGTTGGCGTTGCCGTTGTAGGCGTTGGCGAGGAGTTCGCGGCCAGCTTCTGTCTGCTGGAGGGCAGGGATGGTCTCGGGCATGACGACGTAGCGAGGTCCGGGGGCGGACTGGAACTGGCGGATGCCGAGGCCGCGCTTGATCTGCTGGAGGAAGGAGTCGGCCATGGTGGGTCGCCTCGCCGTCGGGTTAGTGACTTTGGCCGGGAATGGTATTCCGTGGTGGGAGGTTAGTCAAGCATCAAGGTCGGCAGGGGATCACGCTTCGGCTTCTCCTCGAACTCTAGGCGCGGCTGACTGGCGGCGGCTTCGACGCGGCGGCAAGCGATGTCGAAGTAAGCGGAGTTCTCTTCGATGCCTATGCCGCGTCGCCCGCACCTCTCCGCTACAGCCAGCGTCGTTCCCGACCCGAGGAACGGATCCAGTACGATCCCATCCGGCGGGCATGATGCAACGACTGGCCGAAGAGCTATTTCTTCAGGGAACGGACAGGGATGTTCCGCCCCTCGCTCTGCCGCAATTCTCCAGACGCTCAACAAGTCATCGTGGCGCGCATCCCAATACTGCGGTCGGCCAAAGGCGAACAGATATTCATTCGACGTGGCAAATCTGCGCTGATTGAATGTTGTAGCCCCTCCCTTGTCCCAAACTACTTCAGCCCACAGAGGGAACTCGCCGAGAATGTGGAGGGGATGGATGCCAACCCCTTCGCGGTATCGCGTCTTATGGTTCACCCACACCAATCCGCTACAAGTCCTAAGTAACTCCCGCACAATGCCCTGCAACCATGCCTGATATTCTTCCTCGGGCATTGTGTCTGCATACCCGCTGCGCGTCTTTGCCATCCACTTGTCACCTGGCCGATACGTGCGCGGTGCCTTGTCGTTCGTGAGTGTGTTATATGGCGGAGAAGTCATTGCACAGTCGCACATCCCCGAGTCCATCCCACGCAGTACATCTGCGCAGTCCCCGAGGATGAGCCGCTGTCCGCCGATGATCTCCTCGCGCATCAGTACACCTTCCGTTCCGGCTCCACCTTGCCCAGGCTCACCACGCCGCTCTTCACCGTCCCGTCGCCCTTGATCGCATGGCGCGGCATGACCGGAAGCAGACTCATCATCCCCGCGTCCAGCACGTCCGGGTACTTCCCCCGCCGCTTCGCCGCCTGCGGGCTCTCCATCGTCCGCGCCTTCGTCACCCTCGGGTGCGAAGCCGTCCGTAGCGCGTCCCACAACTTCGGCGTCTGCTCCCGCACAACAACAACACGCCCATTCTCCATGATGTGCTTCGCCCCGCTCACCAACCGCTTTCGTGGCACACACGTCCAGATCAACCCTGGCTCCGAAGCATCCTTGCGCTTGTTGTACTGATCGCCGCCCGTCATGTTGATGGGACGGATCGTTTTCTCAGGCAAGCCAACATCCATGAAGTGCTTCCGCAGGTAGACGACGAAGCTGGGATCGTAGGTCCCGTCAACATTCACGTTGCCGCCCCACTGCTCCCACAGCTCGGCGATGCGCACCTTCTTCTCCTGTGACCCTCGGGGCAGGATCTCCTCATACACCGGCTGCGCCGGCCGTGCCGTGATGTCGCTCGTCACCCACGTCGCTTCATCCTGACCAGGGCCGCTGTTGTCCACGGCGCTACTGTAGCGATGACCCGGCAATGGCTGAGTACCCAGCGGCACCGCCGCATCCGCGAACCGCTTCAGCGCGGTCATGTCGAAGACAGGGGAACCCTCGCCTGCAACCTTCAACCCCTGCTCGATCATGTAGTTGTCCTCGCCCATCCAGGCAATCTCGGCGTCGCGATCATGCCCCGGCACGAGGTCTTCAGAGCGGTAGGACAGATGGATCGCATTGCCCGGTGGGTTCTCACACATCTCGGTGAAAGGATGCGCTGCGTAGGTGGGCGTGGAGACAACCCAACCCGGCGGCTTCGGGATGCGGATGAGCATGGCATGGGCCGCCCGAAAGACCTCCTCCAAATTCCCGATTTCCCCTGCTTCTTCGATCAGGAATGAGTTGCCATCGTAGCCGCGCACAGCCCCGCCGGTCGTCGGGTGAGCGAGGGCGCTGTTGAATGCGATGATGTCCCCGCCACCACCAGTCCGCGGGTTGTACTTCACCTCGTCGTTGCCGGCCTCGGGATCATGGCCGCGCAACCAGCGGCGGGAGGCCGCACGCTTGCCATCCTCGCTCGTGGACAACGCAAGCTTCACCTTCCGCAGCAGGGCCTTCGACTTCTTCTCGCTGTCGGAGATCAGGTGGAAGTGCAGCGGATACCCCTTGCCCTCGATGTAGTAGAGCAGGGCGTGGGCAACCGCGAACAGGAGCGCCGTTGTGAAGCCCATCTGGCGCGACTTGTCGATGATGAAGGTGCCGCCTTCCCAGAAGTAGCGCATCACGTCTTCCTGGTAGAGCCACGGCTCGAAGACGGAGATTACGGCATCCTTGCGTTCGACCTTGGGCTTCATGTCGCGGACCCAGGCCACGGGGTCGGTCTTGTACGACGGGAGTCCGACCGCGGGGACGCCGGACGGGAAGGCACGCTTCACGATGTCCGCGAGGGATTCACTCACTGCTCATCTGCCTCTCAAAACCATCTCGTAGTTCATCTCGCAACCTGTCTGACGGAGGCCGTTCTATCACGCGACCGGAAGGATTGCAGGGCACTACACTACGGCATTCCGGCCAATGTTCACACCCGTAGAACGGACCATTGCGCCCAGCCACCAACTGCATCGCGCCATTGCATGTCGGGCACTTTAGGTCAGTCCGCTCGTGCTTCCGGTGAAGTACCCTCATGGGTTCGCGCCATTGACGTTCATCCCCGCCCATACCTTCATTGCATCAGTCTCGGTTGTCGGCTCTGAGATGACCGGATCGCAGTCACAATACCCACCCTTGTAGATACTACAAGTGTCATCGTGAAAAACGTGGATGTGCCGGACCTCACCAACGCCGACCGGGGATGCCGCCGCCTTAGCTTCCACCAACGCGCAATAGTTGTGCCGTCGCGGATCGTGCTCTTCGTCCATTACGCATCACCGCGCTCAAACACACCATCCAACAGCCGCTTTGCCCGTTTGCATCCCGCGCACGTCACTGGACCACCCACCGGGCTGATTTGCTCATCACGTTCAAACACGATCTCTGGCAATCCGCAGAGCGGAACCCACATGCCAGGTTCATCAACGCCCGGTGAAAAAACCACCGCATGTCGCTGTCCTTTGTTGCCGATCCGTACTGTCAATACGTCGCCTTGCTTTGCCATTTCCATTTCCTCCATCGTTCTTCAGTCTACCCAAACGGCGCATGATCTCCGCTAGGCTCTCGGCGCTACTCATGGTCGGCCATCCTGCTTGTCCAGCCACGCCTGAATGCGTCCCGCAACCCGGTACTCACCGTCTGCGAACTCGATCACGCCCATGCGGATCAGGTCGTAGGAGACGCCCTGTAGTTGGCTGTGAAGCCTCGTGTGAACCGTGTTGTTCTCCATCACGAGCAGGTTGTCCGGGTCAAGGTCGGTCTCGTCGCCGTTGATGTGATGCACGACCTCTTCCCGTGTCAGATAGCGCCCGTGAGTCTTCTCGGCGACGAGGCGGTACTCGGCGACGTAGCCGTGGCAATCGGCGCCTGGATGTCCCGGTGATCTCACAAGCATGTGGTTGCGATGCCGACGCCTGCCGCCGGTCCAGCTCGGATGCTTTTCCAGCACGACGCCCGCGAACTGATGCGACTTCGCACAGAAGACGCTGCAGAATCTTCCCCGGTTGGGCCTGTTGTCTTTGCGCGGGGAGAATGACTTGCCGCACTTGGCGCAAGGGCGAGATTCGAGGTAGGTGTGTCCCATCACTCACTCCTCTCCTTCATCCAGGCTTCGTAACCACGCCGAAATGCGTCCAACCACGTAAGCTGCACAATGGGGAGTCCAGCCGTTCCCGAGGGTGCGGAGCTTGTCGGTTCGCTCGGGGACTCCGGTGGCGAGGGGCGGGATGCCCGGCCCCGGCGGCCACGAGGCCCACCAGTCGGCGCAGGCAGATCCAGCCAGCGGAGAGGCCAGCCCATCATCCAGGCCACGAAGGTCGGGTTGAGGGCGGCTGCCGTCCGCTTCCCCGTCTGCGCCGCCATCTGGTCGTTCAGGTTGCGGCTGCGTTCCGTCCCCTCCCACCGATGCGCTTCCCCACTCCGGTAGTCCCGCGCCTGCGGAGTTGCCAGGATCGTTGACCTCAGCCCGCCCTCCCCCGGCCGCTTGCTGCCCTTGCTCGTCCGCCCGCCCGTCGCGTCCGCCACGTTCGGGGAAGGGAGCAGCGTCTTCTGCAGCGTCGTCGCCAGCGAAGCCGACCGCGCTGCCGTGTTCATGCCCGCCCCCTGTGCGTGGTGGTCGCGCGTCGCTGGTGTTGGAAGTAGCTTCGCTGCATGGTGCAGCATCATCTGTCTGCCATCCTCCCGGCTCGCCGCTCCGCCGCTCGACTTCGCGTCCTCCGCAGAAGACGTCGGCAACCGCTGGAGCACTTGCGTCAACCCCTTCTGCATCACCCGCCCCGTCTCCGCGTCGTACCAACGCTGGTTCCCATGTTCCGGCTCGTTCCCGTCCTTGTCCAGCGGGGTACGGTTCGCCCAACCCGGTTCCTGCGCCGCCGGGGTAGGCAACAACCCACACCCGCTCCCGCCGATGATTGGCTCCCACATCCGAAGCGGCCACAACTCCCCACTCAGCATCCCACCCGTCCTCGGCAAGGTCCCACAGAACTCGTTCGAGTCCTCCTCGAAGAGAGATGAACCCGCGCACGTTCTCAATGAGTGCGACTCGCGGTCGTATCTCGCCAAGCACCCGCCGGAAATCCGGCCAAAGATCGCGCTCGTCCGCCTCCCCGAGTTGCTTCCCCGCGCAGGAGTAAGGCTGGCACGGGATGCCACCAAAGACGAAGTCAATGATCCCTCGCCACGGTCTCCCGTCGAAAGTCCTTGCGTCGTCCCACAGGAATCCGGGTTCGAGGTCCCCTGCCCGCATTCGCTCGTGCAGCACTCGCTGGCAGAACTCATCCCGTTCGATGTACACGAGAGTCCGAGCGAAGCCGCAAGCCTCGAAAGCCGCGCTGCCAATTCCCGATCCGGCGCAGAAATCCAAGCCATTCAGCACCTCAGTCTTCGCCTTCATCGTCTTCTTCCGTCAACACCGACTGCCCCTGCACCCGTACCCCCTCGGCCTCCACGAAGTCACCCAGCAGGTCCTTCGCCATCTCCTCGCCCCACTTCTCCGTCACGTGGGCGAAGAAGCGGCGCGTCACCGCGGCCTCGATCTCTCGGCGCTCGTTGTCCGAGACCCCGCCGAACTCCTGTAGCTCCCGGATCTTGTCGTACCCACGCTCCAGGATGCCCTCCAGCATCGCCAGCGCCTTGACGGCCTCCGAGGTGCTCTTGGGCCGCAAGGCCCCGAGGCGAACCTCGTTGCCGGCACGGTCGTACAGGACGCCGACGGGTTCGCGTGTGTCATCACCCTGAGGCAGCGGCTCCGCGAATAGGTCGACCCCCGAGATCGCCGTCAGTACGCCGCCCAGTTGCGCCTCGGCGGCGCGCACAATCTCGACGTGCAGGCGCAGTTCGCGATCCGCCCCCGCGGCGGCCTGCTGTGCCATCGCAAGGCCCTCGGCGTCCTCGAGTCGCACCTGCTCCCAGTCGCGCCCGTCCGGCAGGCCCTGCTCCTTCCAGTGGGCGGCGGTCGCCAATGAGAGGCCGCAGTCCTTGGCGGCTTGGGCGAGGGGGTCTTCGCAGCGGCCGTGGTGGGCGATCCAGAGGCGGCGGACGACGCCGGGCATGTCGGCGCCGGGCTGGCGGCCGGCGGTGCGGGCAAGCGCGGTCATGTTCTCATCTCCGTTTCCGTGTCGTCTTGCGCCGGCGGGCCACCCGCTCCGGCAGCGCCCTCAGGCTCCGCGTGTGCCGCTTCCACTTCGCGTAGGTGCCCTTCGGCAGTCGCCCCTGGTGCTCCAGCATCGCGATCTTTCGCGCCTGGCTCCGGCTCCTGAACGGCATGGGTATCAGCCTCCGTCCAATTCGAGTTCGTCAATCTCCACGACCTCGATGTCGCTCTCCGCCAGTAGTTGCCCGCTCAGTTCGTCGTACACCGGCTGCTGCAGATGCACGAGCCGCGAGACCCCGGCGTTAATCATCATGCTTACGCACCACTTGCAAGGGCGGCAGCAGTAGGCGTACATCGTCGTACCCTTGGTGGCGATGCCGTTGCGGGCCGCCTGTAGCAGCGCGTTCATCTCGGCATGGACCGCCGGGCAATGCTCCAGGCCATCGCCGGAGGCGAATCCCATCTCCTTGCGGCGGCAGGGCTGCGTGGGGTCCTGGCAGAGGCTGCAGCCACGCGGCGCCCCGTTGTACCCCTCGGACACGACCGACCCGTCATTGACGAGCACTACTCCGATCTGCCGACTGGAACACTTACTGCGCTTGCCGACTTCCCGCGCCGACCACATGAACTGCAGGTCCTTCTGGTGCTGCTTATCGCTCGTTGACATGGCTACCCTCCGTCCTGGTGCCGCTCGACGATCTCCCGCAGCAGCACGCTCGCCGTCAGCCCCTTCTCCTCGGCCTCCTGATCCAGCAGGTCCGACCGCCACTCCTCCAGCGCGAACGACCGCACCTTCGTGTACTTCGCCTCCTTGACGATCCGCGGTTTGCCCTTGTGGCCCCCCTTCTTCGGGCGCTTCGGCTCGCCGGGCAGCACGTTCGTCGTCTCCATCGTGTCCGTCGCCGACATTCTACTCCACCTCCGTCTCGTGTAAAGACTCGTCGCCCTACTCTTCGTCCGTCGGTACAGCCCGACCCCATCGCACTCCGGCCCAGAAAGCCATCCTCGCCAGCGACAGGGCCGTCGGCACGATCCCGAACAACTGCAGCCCCGGCACCATGCGCGTCATGGCCGCGACGAGGGCCTCCTGGATCGGCTCCGGCGGCAGGCCCTTGAGCGAGCTGCCGGGCTCGAACTCATTGAGCATCTCCCGCACAATGTCGCGCATCTCCGTGTCCAGCAGCGCCTGCAGGTCAGCCTTCATCGGCCTTCGTCTCCTCCGTCGCCGGCTCGTGATACCAGCAGTTGCCCACCATCGGGACACGCCAGTGGCTCTCGCGCTTCGGGTGGTCGCACAACACGGGCCGCTTCCCGTTGTAGAGCCAGCCGAGCCGCACATGCGCGCAGTCGGCGCAGCCGAAGACCCCGACCGGGCCCGGCACCGTCTCAGTTGTGCGCGCCACTGTCGTTGCCACCATGCTCACAACCTGTCTCCCGTGAAGGCAGCATACTCTGCCTGCCACTGGCCCACCGGCATGAACACGCACCCGATGCTCTCGTACCAGATCCAGCAGCCGCCGGCCTCGTGGGCCAGCACCGCCAGCCGGTACGCCGTCTCGTCATGGCACCCCGCCCGCATCATCCAGCGCCACAGGTTGAACTCCAGGCCCATGAGCCAACCGGCACAGCACTCGTCCTCGGAGATCTGCGACATGAGCGCCCGCAGTTCGTCCGCCGCAGCGTTGGGGCCGTCCTGCCACCACCGGAAGCCCTGCTCAGTCATGGCTTGCCTCCTTCGCCCGGCACTCCGGGCACGTCCACGGTTCGGGACTCCCCATCAGCGCCCCGTCGTTCTCCGCCTTGTCGCACACCGAGCAGAACCGCGTCGGCCGACTGAAGCGCTCCTCTGTCTCCAACCCCGCCAACTCCGAGGCCAGGGTCTCTATCTTCTCCCCGTCCCATGAGAACCCGATGATGATCGCCGGGGCCATTTGCGGGCAGACCACCTTCACGTTCGCCTTGATGAGACACCGATACCGCTCTGCGGCCACGCGGTACTCTAGGCAACGCTTCTCGGCCTGTTCCGCCCGCGCCCACGGGACCTGCGCGTACTCGCGTCCGTCTGGCCCAAGTCCTATCCCGCATGTCGGGCAGAAGTGCCATCCCTCAACGCCGACCCAATTGTTCTCGCTGTTCATGTTCCACCAGCGCACCTCCCACATGCCAATGTACTCGCTCCACCTGTGGCAGTTTACCGGCCCCGGGTTAGTCATGGCTGGCCTCCGCGTTGAGCATACTCCACCATCGCCTTGGCCGTAGCCCTGTTCCCTGACTCGCCATCACCCAGCTCCAGAAATTGCTTGGGAACCGCCATCTGGCGCAGCATCGTCTTGTGCCATACGTCAGTGATTCGCTGGAAGTGCTCAGCCATCGAGGCCACAGCCTTCTCCATGCGGTTGCAACCAACGATCAGCGATTGCATCGTCCATGAGCATCGGCGGTAGTACGCCACCAGATCAGCAGCTGAACCCTCGGCATCCCGCCGCGTCCGGGCCTCCACGCTCGTCGCGAACTCGGGCACCTCGCAGACCCACCGCAACCGACCATTCGTCACTGTTCGGTACACGGCCATCGTTGCCATCACTCCTCGACCCCGAAGGCCTCGCCCATAGCGAGGCGTCGCCGCCAGCACTCCTGCACGTTGGCCTTCGTGCGCTCGTCATCGCCGATGGCCATAGGCTCGCCGAAGCCGATGTCGCATCGGATGGACCCTCCTCCGGTATCACCTTGGCCCGGATCATTGTCGTCAAGGAACTGGACCACCGCACACTTGCCGTCCTGCTCGTACTCACATTCCCACCAGCACTTGCCTCGGCACGCCGTCGCGCATGGTCCCTTCGCCGACTGCAGGCCGATCTTGATCTCGTCCACATGGTGCCCGACCCACTCCGGCTTGCCCGGGGCAGGCTTCGGCTCCGTCTTCTGACGCCCACCCGTGATCCACTCCGCGTACTCGGCCGCTTGGCGCGCCGCATCAGCCCGCGTCGCGCCACGGAACTGGCGGCGCGCATCCAATGCCGTTCGCGTGAAGTACACGTGCTGGCCATGGCTGTCGTAGTCGTACCCCCACGAACTGAAATTGCCCCGTTCCCGCGCCCAGATCAGAACGCCTTCGGACTCTGCCCACGGGGGCACGTCCTGCGTCCGCCGCGACGCCTCCGCCGCCAGCCGGTCGTACTCGCCCTGCGTCAGCACCACCAGCGCCTCCCCCTCGTCGCCCTCGAACGCCACGTTCTTCAGCAACGCCTCCATCTGCTCACGGCTGAACTGCACAGCCATCGGCCAACACCTCCGTTTCGATTGCCCCCCGCCCTAGTCGCCCTCGCCCCCGAAAAGGTCCTCCTCCACGTCCGCCCCTTCCCCTGCCCCCGCCGGGTCCGGCTTCCACGCCTCGCCCTTCCCCGCCCGCCGCCGCTCGCTCTCCACCCGGCTCTCCAGGAACCGCACGTTGTTCGCCACGATCTCCACGACGTAGTTCTTCTTCCCGCCCTCACCACCCCACGACCGCGACTGGATGCGCCCCTCGATCCCCACCAGCATCCCCTTGTCGCAGTACTCGGCCACCAGCTCCGCCGTCTTCTGGTAGCACACAATGGTCAGCCAGTCCGTCTGCCGTTCCCCGCCCTCCGACTTCATCCCGCGGTCCACCGCCAGCCGGAAGTTCGCCACCGGCGTCCCAGTGGGCAGGTACTTCATCTCCGGCGGGCTCGCGATCCTACCCACCAAAACGACACTGTTGACCATCTGCCATCGCCTCCCGTCTCTGTCTCTCTCCCCGCTCTCGCCCCCTACGCCACGATCCCCAGTTCCTCCCGCGCCCACCCCGACAACGCCGCCCGCAATCTCCCCCGGCCCCGGTACACCCGCGACTTCACCGTCCCCACCGGCACCCCCAGCCGTTCCCCGATCGCCTCGTAGCTCAACTCGCCCACCGTCGCCAGCAGCAGCGCCTCCCAGTACTCCTCCGTCATCCCCATCCCCGCCGCCAACACCACCTCGTCCACCTACCCTGTTCATGGCTATATCTTTACTACCAACCCTCCCACCCTGTCAACCCCCATCCCCCTCCCTCAACCCTCCCAACCTTCCACTTCCCTAAATCTATATCACCACCTACCGAAATATAACACACCTGCGGTTTTTTGAGGGTATAAGTCATTGTGCGCGCGAGGCCCCAGAGAAAAACAATGCTTACTGGTTATATGGTTGAGTGGTTACGGAACGCCTGTTCGCCGAACACCTGTGCGAATTGGCTCCTGTTGGCTGCTTCTCCGTGGTACCTGCCAGGGCGCCGGCCATTCGGTGTTCCGTATTTGCTACATCTGGAAGACCAGTGGGGCACCTGCTGTACACCAGACGGCCCCCCGGCCCACTTGCACGACCGCGGGCGCCCTGATCGTCACCTGAACGCGCGGCCAGGTACCTGCAACGGCCGGATCACGTCCACCAAAGGCAGTTTCAACTACCCCCGCGCGCGCGCACACGCGTAAGGTATCTAGTACCCCTAGGGGGAACGGCCGTTGCCGTAGGCGTCTGGGAGGAGGTTGCTAAGTATTATATAGCCAAGCCTGTTACTCTTCTCAGCCGTAGAAGTTGTATGCGTGTGCAATCAGGTCTGTGGGAGGAGGAGCAGTGGAAAGGCAACGGCATACGTCAAGGGCATACGTCAAAGGCCTTTGGTAGGAGGTAGTAGATACCTTGGCGCGCGCATGCGCGACCGTAAAAGTATTTTACTACGAGGATACGTAGTTTTATCTTACCCTATTGACAAGGGTTTTATGGGGTAGTATGGTAGGGGCGTGGACGGGATAAAAGAGAAGAGAAGGTGGCATGATGGCGAAGCGAAGCGCAACGGTCATAGCGGTATTCAACGTACTGAACCCCTCCCCATTCCACGGAGGGCGCGAGGGTTTCCTGCAGGAGGGCGAGGAGGGCCGCGGGGCTCCGACCACTACCCCGAGGGCCGCGGAGGCGACGCAGTATGACGGTTATGACCTACACCGCGCGCAGAGCCGGGCGAAGGCGCTCTGGCCCACCTATGAGTTCCGGCCGGTCAACGTCAAGGTGTGAGCCCAGACTCGGCCGTGGGGAGGCGGCCGGACTGTGGGTTCACCAAACGCGAAAGGGTGTTTGACTATGATCATCACGCACAGGAACATCGCAGAGGTTCGGGAGGCGCTATCGCGGGAACTGCGGTCTCACGACCGGCCCGGGTATATCGCGGGCCCGGAGGACGTATCATGCAAGTGGCGGGAGACCGTAACCCTTGAGTTCCCAACAGGGGAGCTCTGTGATGACGGCCTGAAGACCTTGGCTCTGACCGGAGGGGCGAGGGCATTCCCCGTTCCCCTGACCGGCAATGAGGGCTTCGCGGCGCAGGGGTTAGAGGGCAAGGTCTGTGTTGACATGCCACTATGCCAGGCGCTCTGTCGCATGGACCTGTTGCCGAAGGGCCGAGGGCGCATCACGCGAGTCATTCTGTAGACACGCGACCATGACTCCTGCAGGTGTGGTGGGGTTCCTGCAGGTGTGACGGCCGCACCAAACAGACGGAGGCGAAGATCATGCCAGTACTATATACGAATTATCAGCTTGACGAGGCGCGGGAACTCTACCCGTCGTGTTCGGTCGTGGCCATAGCGAACCACTGCAATTCTGCGCCGTTGTGTGACGCGCTTCGTGGCCACGGGTACAAAGCGGTTCGCCATATCCTGACGGCGCATGATACGGACTTCACCTATGCCGTGGCGGTAGAGGGCAAGCTGACGAAGAGTCAGGTGCGCGAGGTAGAGGCCTTCTGTAACGGGTACCTGACGGCGCGGCCGCGTTGAACCCAGACTCGGCCCTTGGTGGGGAAGGGCCGGAATGTGGGTTCAACGCAACGGAGGAAGATCACCATGAATCGCGCGCAGTGGCAGGAATGGTACCGTGGGCAAAGACGCTTCGGCAACGGCGCAGGTCATCCGTCGAATTGGTCCTACCGCGTTGAATACCTGTGCCTTCTGGCTGATGCGTTGCAAGCTGGCCAGAAGGGCAACGCGCCAAGGGCGTTGACTCTGCTTGCCTGCGCGCGGGTTTGGCGCGTCACTAGCACGGTTCCCTTCGCCTTGCGGCAGTGAACCTGCAACTTCCGCCCTCCTCCCCGACCTGCCGGCCAGAGGGACAGAGGGCAGAGGTGGCCGGTTCCGGCCTGAGTTGCACAATCGCACAATCCGAAAGGGTGTCTGATTATGGCGACAGTTTGCGACGAATGCCACAAGGCGATAGAAGTCCCCGAGGGTTCCGTCACCACGGGTTACGGCGTGGACAAGGAGGGCCGCAAGGTCTGCTTCTCCTGTTGCGCCGAACACGACAAGGCCACAATGGCCGAGGGGCAGGACCCTGTCCTATACCTGACAGAGCAGAAGAGCCCCGAGGGCAACGGGTTCCTGCGGCGCGCCGAGGTGTCGAATTGGCCGGGTTCCCTCAAGTTCCCCGCCGTGGTGGTGGCGCGCAGCAAGCAGTATACGCCGAGTGGTGGTCAGTACGATCGTGTCACGGCGCACTTCCGCGACCACCTCGGCCGCCCTTGGCGCATAGAGGTGCGGGGCGATATGCAGTGCGGCCGGAGTCGTCTGCTCAAGACGGCGTAACCGCAGAGCCCCAAGGGCCGGCGCTTGCCCGGCCCTTTCCTGTGCGGTTACACAATACCCGAAGAGAGAAGGCGTCACAATGCCACAAGCACGGCGCGTTGATTGGCTCAACGGTTTCGGCTATGACCTGATTAGCGAAGAAGGGACCTGGGAGATTCATCTGCCGTATTCCGAAGAGACGGGCAAGGGTTGGGGAACCCGCTTCACTGCTCACTTCTGCCCGGCCGGAGGGTTCGCGAACACGATCACGGGCAAGGGCCCTTCGGCAGAATGCGCTATGGCCACATCACGGCGCATCTGCCGCTTCTGTGATGGTGACGACGTGATGCAGGTTGCCGACACACTCTACAATCCCGAAGTCTATTGGTGCGCGAAGTGCGAAGAGACGTTTGACAGGTTGGGGAATCGCGTTCGCATTCGTATGCTGGTATAGGCGGCCGAGCACACATCCCGAGCGAGAGAAGGCAGATCATGCTTTACCCGCAGAGCGAACGCCAATGGTACCTGTCCTATCTGACCTTTCAGAAGGGCGACGAGGTGCGCGAGCACGAGAGTAGCACGAGTCTCGGGGCGGCGCTGAACATCATGCGCGAAGAGGCGCGCGGGTTCCGCCTCGTGGAATGCGAGGGGGAGAAGGAGGCCTATCTGCGGCGCATCATTGCAGACGAGGTGGCGCGCGGCACGCAGCTTTACCTGTAGTACCTGCGGCAGAGGCCTGCGGCCGGAACCCGCTTCCCCGGCCGCCACCTGTACCGCAGAGGCGCACAATCCGCACAAGGGGCAAGGCCCCGAGGAGTGTTCACAATGGCATTCGCAGTCGGCGACCGAGTCCAGTACAGTACCCGCTTCCTGTCTCACATATCGGCCCCGAGGGGCATTCATGCCAGTGACGGCAAGGGCACAGTCGCCGCCGTCAAGCCGACGGTGAGAGGTGGGCCAGTGTACCTGAAGATCACCTGGGACAAGCCCGAGTTGCACGAGTGCGGCGGTGCCCTTTCCTGCAACGTCGTCAAGCTGACGACGGCAAGCCCCGAGGGGGCGGCACAATGAGACAGGCACTCGACTCGCTGCTCGTGCTCCTCGGCGTCATGGCGGCAGAGGTCGTGGTGGTGGGCGGCACCTTCGGCTTGATATGGGCAGCGGCGCAGTTCCTGGCCCCGAGGTGAGGGGGAAGCCCCACAATGGGGCGCGACGTGGCACAGATGAGCACCACGGCCCGGCAACGGGCACAATAGCGGGGCGCGGCCCCGAGGAGGCAGGACAAGTGGCACGCAGAATCACAGGTGACAAGTACGGGCGGGAAGCGCGGGCGCGGGAAGACAGGGCCATGATGAACGTTCACGGCGGCGGACTGGACACAATCGGCATGAAACCCTGCCGGACCTGTGGCGGGTTCGGCGACCAGGGCGGCAAGTTCGCGAAGAAGGGCGGGGCGGCGGCTTGCCCGACGTGCCACGGCAAGGGCATGGCATTCTGAGACAACAGGCGGACCCGGGCGCGGCCCGGCAACACAGGAGGCAGATCGTGAAGACGCTATGCGACGAATGCCGCAAGGAAGCCGAATACAACGGGTGGACCAATTTCGCCACCTGGGGTGCGAAGCTCATCATGGACAATGACTCGGGGTTGTGGGATTTGGTGCGCGACCTGGCCCGCGAACATCGGGACAACAGCGCCGACCTGCAGGACGCCCTTCGCAGCCTGACGGAGGAACTGTGCGGGCTTGAAGACGGCCTCGGGGTTCCCCGCCCGAGTCTCATGGCGGCGCAACTCCTCGGCGCGGCCCTGTGTGAAGTGAACTGGCGCGAAATCGCGGAGTCGCTGCTGCAGGACCTGGCGGACGAGGAGCCGGAGGAAGACAACGGCGAGGGGGCGACCTCGTGAAACACCTCTTCGGCAACAACTACGGTCCCCGGCAGGTCGGCGGGCAGTGGCAGGTCTGGCTGATTGAATACGGGTGGAGTCCAGCAGTGCGCGGTGGGGACCTGCGGCCCGGCGACGTGCTCCGGTGCAACTACGGCGCGAAGGAACCCGTACTTGTGATTGAGCGCGAGACGGCGGCTACTGTGTGGCTGACGGTGGAGGATCAGGGCAAGGTATACCGGGGCATCCGCAAGGCGAAGACCGCCCTCGTGGCCGTGGCGTCGGCGCAGGCCCTCGGGGGCGAAGTGAAGGCCCTGCGGCCCGTCAAGTGTGGCGGGTGCGGCTACACCGGCTTCTGTGTGTGCAAACGCGAGACGGTCCCGGCAGAGGTCGCACAATAGAGGCCCGGTGCCTTCGTCCTGCGCCGGCTGCGATCACGAATGGAGCGCAGGGCAGTTCACGCTCAACAACGAGGGGTTGCTTGTCGGCTTGCAGGAGTAGAGATTCCGGAGGGGCTTATGCCCCCACAATCGCTCAGGAGGCGCGTACCATGTCACAGGTCAAGCTCAAGTTCCGAGTCCAGCATTTCGACCGCAAGCGGGCCGCACAGACGAAGCGGGCGGACCTCGCGAGGCAGCAGCAGCGGCGGGCCGTGGGGCGCGGGGTGCTCCCCGAGTGCCCGGCGGAGGACCCGCAGGAGGTGGCCGCGTGACCTCGCCCACCATCCGGCACCTGCAGGCCCGCTTCCTGCGCAACGCGGCGCACCTCGCGGGGGACCGGCGCGACCGAAGGCGGCTGCGGGCAGAGGCGGCGCGGTTGGAGGCAGGGCAGGTCGTATTGAGTACCCCGGAGTTTTCCGGGCAACACGACAACAGGAGATCACAATGCCAAACCTGATTATCACGAAGGCGGACTTAGACGAAACCGGGTTGTACGTCGGCGCGGCAGGCAATGTGGAGTGCGACGGCAGCATCATCATCGAGGCCGAATTGGGCACGGTGCGCTTCGCGGCATCGGTGAATGCGAAGGGACACATCGAAATCAGCGCCGGGTCGGGCATCAGCGCCGGGTGGGGCATCAGCGCCGGGGAGGGCATCAGCGCCGGGAAGGGCATCCGCGCCGGGTCGGGCATCAGCGCCGGGGAGGGCATCAGCGCCGGGGAGGGCATCCGCGCCGGGTCGGGCA